GCTTATGTTCCTCTTCTTTTGGCATTTTTCATGCTCCATAAAAAAACCGCCCAGAAGGCGGTCATATTCATTTTTAAATTAGTTCAACAAGGGCTTGAGTGTATAAACCATTTGCCCTTCAACCGTTTAGATCGAAACCACTTCAAAAGACAATCCCATCGGCATGAGAACGCCGTTACCAGCATTCAGCATATCCAGATCAATACCCAAGCCTTTAGCATTCTCGATCTTAATCACGATATCTGAAGCTGTATCAGCCATCAGCAACGGCGCATTCAATTGAACTGTCTGCCCCACCTGATAAGCCGCTACTTGATTAAGTGTCGCAGCACCCACTACGGTTGAAGCCGTATTACTTGCCACAGCCTGAATAGCTGCCATATCAGTACTCAGCCAGCGCTTAAGCACATCATCAGCCAGTGAGCTTGTAGCAGAGTTTAAATAACCAGACAGTGCGGCATCATTTCCTTGCACATAGTCCAAAAAGGTACGAATCGCACTTGGCCGAATGCTTGGATCAAGTGGCATTACTGTATTGGCCACCGTATCAAACAGGTCCCGAGTCTTATCATCCATCGGAGCAAACAGACTGGTGAGCTTTTTACTCGCCGTCCATTCTGCCCTGATGACCTCTTTCTGCTCGAGGAGATACTCTTTATCCAGACTTGAAGTGCTGATCTTTTTATCTACCAGTGTTTCAAGTTCACCAAATTGCAAAGGATGCGATGACCAATCCAATGCCTCGGCAATTTCAGGCAACTGATCATCAGGTGTAATGCCGTATTTCAATGCCTGCTTCTCTGTTAAAGCTACGCACGTGCATCTACAGCGGAAACCCGTTGGAGGATAATGTGTTAGCCAGAATGGATGATCAATCGGCAGTACGATACGATTCAAAGCTAAATGAGCAGGACGCACTCGACTATCATTGATCGCTGAGTACATTAGGTACGAGCGCTTAGCCTTATTTCGTTGCTGTTGTTGCCACCGCCCATGACCGTACGCACTCTGGATGTTGGTACGAAATACATTGTCCAGGTAGTGCTTTGGCAGAATGATTTCAGATTCTTCAATGAGCTTCTGAAAATCTTTAAAAGTACCGCCGTCGGCAATCGATTTATTCACAGCCTTAATGACCGTCTCAATCTGTTCAAGACTCGATAGAAAGCTAACCGTGGTTGCCATCTGCCGGGTCTTTAGATCCATTGAATAGAACTCATCAGGTAGCACGATCTTTTTATTGTGAGCAAATCGAAGTGCCTCAAGAAACGTGACTGGTTGCATAACTTACTTCCCATTTTGAGCCGTCACATATCCCAACACATCTGCAGCATACAAAGCCTGATCCAGATTGGCCGTGAACTGCGTCTGAGTTGCAGCAGGTATCAATTGCATCAAGTTAAAAGCCAAGCTTTCAGGGCTATCGGACTTGAATACCAATTCCTTAACCTGATCCGGTTTCAGTAACTGCAATTCATCTTGACCATCAGTCAGCTCTTCAACTTCCTGCTGCTCAGGTGAAAGTTTGCTTGCTGTTGCCTTGAAGTTGAATGCCTGGCGCGGTAATGCTGTGAATTGATTGAAGCTGGTAGGAACCTGCTCAATTACATCACCATCCTCTAAACCGTATTCACGCTTGAAGTATTGTGGCGTTAAGACTGCACCAGCATTCTTTAACTTCACATCACGATCCGCTTTAGGCTCTTCCAGTGACTTTTCTTCACCAATAATGACCCGGTGGCGCTCCCAACCATTAAGATCGCATAATGCATTGATAATGGCTTGGATCGTTGGCATGATCATTCGCACATCGGCTTTGTACTTTGAGTTTTGAACCTCAAGATGAACATCCCCTAACGCACGAGATCCAGAGCCATCGGTACCGCTCGTCAAAGTCTGACCAAGAATCACCTTTTGAATACGGCGCTCAAGGTTCTTATCAAAGACTTCAAATGTCTGGGATGCATTACCATTAGTATTTGCCGTTTGAATCTCAACCGAATCTGTGCCACTTAAGGCAATAACCGAACTGGCATGTGCTCTAAGTAGTGCATCACGCATATCTGTCGTCTTGCCGGCAGTTTTACCAACCAGCATTGGCAAACCAAACTTTTCAACAAACTTGGCCCAGAACTTAAAGCCAGACGTTTTGAAGAACCAGACCCAGTACAGTCGACTTAAAAGAGCCTCACCCAATGGATTCTCATAAGTAGATTTACAACGTGTCAAAAAGTGTTTGAAGCGCTGATCTACTTCTTGATCTTGTCGAGTCGTGTTGTAGTTAGCCAGCAACATCAGGCGACCATCATTTTTAGGCTCATACCACTGCATTGGCTTTTCACCAATCCATTTAAAACCAATAAACGGCGTAATGGTGTCACCTTCAATATGCAGACTTGGTTCTTCCGGCTTGGTATAGATCGCCTCCAAGACTGAGTATCCATACCAGCGGGCATTCTGTGCCCCCAAAAGAATCTCCGACCACCACTCGCGCAGATGCTCCATGATGATTTTGGATTCCGGTCGAT